TTTAGCAAATTTGTAATTTTATAAATAAATATAGATTAAAAATAGAGGTTAATCGGAGAGTTCAAATGTCTCGTGGAGATTTACAAGAAATGGAAGTAGGCACTAAGCAATCCAAAACCGCCGTCAACTCTGGCGCTGGTGCAGCAGATCCAATGAAAAAGTTGGATTCTGGAGCAGTTGCTGGACAAAGCGGTAGTTGGGAAGATCTTGGAGGACCTACTCCAGAAAACTACAAACCAGATGATAACTCAGCAATGCTGAAGACACCTGGATCAACACTCAAGCAAGTTAGAGATGTTGTAAATAAGTCAGGTGGTTCTGCAGATGCTATGCAGAAGTTGCCAGCAGGTGCTGTTAAGGAAGATGAAGATTTCAATTCCGAAGAAGTAATTGAAGAGTCGGAAGAAACTTTAGAAGTTCCTGAAGCAATTGAAGAAGTTGAAGAAGAAACTGTAGAAGAAGTCGAAGAAGAAACTGAAGCACCTGTTGCTGAAGAGACTTCTGAGATGGAATTTGAAATTGAAGAAGATGTTAACGCACTCTTAGAAGGTGAAGAACTCTCCGAAGAATTCCAAGAGAAAGCAAAGGTAATCTTCGAGGCTGCTCTGAGATCAAAAGTTTCCGAAATTCAGGAAGCATTTGAGGCACAGTATGAGCAAAAGCTTATCGAAGAAGTAGAAGAAATTAAAGAAGCACTCTCTGAAAGAGTTGACTCCTATTTGGAGTACGTAGCAGAAGAGTGGATCAACGAAAATAATTTGGCAGTTCAGGCAGGTCTGAAGGAAGAGTTAACCGAATCCTTCATGACTGGACTGAAAGGTCTTTTTGAAGAACATTATGTCACAATCCCTGAAGATAAATATGATGTGCTTAATAGCATGGTAGAAAAACTTGATGAAATGGAAACAAAACTCAACGAGCAAATCGAAAAGAACGTTTCCTTAAACAAGCGTCTCGCAGAGTCGGTTGCTAACGGAATCTTTGACGAAATTTCTGAGGGTCTCGCACATTCTCAGAAAGACAAGCTCGCTTCACTTTCCGAAAGTGTTGAGTTTGAAAGTGAAGAAGAATATCGTGAAAAACTGGAGATGCTGAGGGAGTCATATTTCCCCTCAAAGAAAGCAACTTCATCAGCTAAAACCGAAACTCTGTCGGAAGGAGTAGACAGCGCACCAGAAGGTATTTCGAATGCGATGTCCAACTATCTGAAGACACTTTCAAAGTTTAGCAAATAATTGAATTTAATATAATTCAAACCCAAAAACGTACACTTAATAGGTAAAAGCAAATGTTCCAATCCGAGCATCTGCAGGAAAAGTGGGCACCTCTCCTCAATTATGAGGGTCTTGATGCAATCAAAGATTCACACAAGAGAGCTGTAACCGCTACCCTGCTTGAGAACCAAGAAAGATTTTTAAGAGAGCAACAGTCGTTCCAAGAGTCAGGTTCATTCCTGACCGAAGCACCAACCAACTCGGTAGGTAATACCGGTTATCAGAGTGGTGGCGACCAATCAGTTGCTGGTTTCGACCCCGTTCTGATCTCACTGATCAGACGTTCAATGCCTAACCTGGTCGCTTATGACCTCGCAGGCGTTCAGCCAATGACTGGTCCTACTGGACTCATTTTCGCAATGCGTTCACGCTACACTAATCAGTCTGGCGCAGAAGCACTGTTTGATGAGGCAGACACCGGATTCTCTGGTGCTAGAGAGACTCAAAGTGTAAGCAGCTCATCAAACCCTGGTATTGGTACAACCAATCCAACAGGCACCAACCCCGGTCTTCTGAATCCTAACGGTCAAACTTCCTACACCACTGGTGCTGGCATGTTTACCGGCGATGCTGAAGCACTTGGCGACGGCACCGGTCTGGAATTCAACCAGATGGCATTCTCGATCGAGAAGGTCACCGTTACGGCGCGTTCAAGAGCACTGAAGGCCGAGTATTCACTCGAACTCGCTCAGGACCTGAAGGCAATTCACGGTCTGAACGCAGAAGCAGAACTCGCTAACATTCTGTCTAGCGAAATTCTTGCTGAAATTAACCGTGAGGTTATCCGTACCATCTATAAGGCTGCTGAAGCTGGCGCACAAACCAACGTAGCAACCACTGGTACTTTCGACCTGGACGTTGACTCAAATGGTCGTTGGTCAGTTGAGAAGTTCAAGGGTCTCCTGTTCCAAATCGAGCGCGACGCTAACGCAATTGCACAGCGCACTCGTAGAGGAAAGGGCAACGTAATCATGTGCTCTGCTGACGTTGCTTCGGCACTGTCAATGGCAGGTGTACTTGACTACACCCCTGCTCTGAACGCTAACCTGAATGTTGATGACACCGGCAACACCTTCGCAGGTGTTCTGATGGGCAAGTGGAGAGTATACATCGATCCATATTCGGCAAACGTATCAGATACTCAGTATTTCGTTGTTGGTTATAAGGGTACTTCACCTTATGACGCAGGTCTGTTCTATTGCCCATACGTTCCTCTCCAGATGGTTCGTTCAGTTGGCGAGAACACCTTCCAGCCTAAGATCGGCTTTAAGACCCGTTATGGAATGGTTCACAACCCATTCGCAAACACGGGTGCTGCTGCTGGTCTGGTTGATGACAACGGTATTCTCCGTGGTCAGAACCGTTACTACAGACGTGTTACTGTCAAGAACCTCATGTGATTTAAACTCACAAGAGTTTTCTGGGGGGTCCGAAAGGACCCCTTTTTTTATCTAAATATTTAAAAAAATGGCAAACGTAGCAAATGCTCTGAGCAGTCAAATAACAAATAGAAACTTCTTATCTACTGGAGGTTTTAAATTTGTTTTAAATAGAATTCCAAAAGTAACTTTCTTTTCAAATGAAGCAGAGATTCCTTCACTTGATTTGGGAGTAGCAACACAACCAACATATTTAAAAGATATAGATCTTCCAGGAGATAAAATTAGATTCGGAGATTTTAGATTAAGATTTTTAGTGGATGAGAACTTGGAAAACTATATGCAGGTACAAAAGTGGATTCGCGGACTAGGTTATCCAGAATCTTTGAAGGAAATATTTGATTTGCAAGATGAACCTACAGGAGTTAAAAATCAACAATCTATATTTGAAAATGTATATTCTGATGGAACTCTTGTAGTTTTAAATAGTTCTTACAATCCACAATTTAAAGTTGTATTTGAAGATATGTTTCCATACGTATTAAGTTCTTTGAGCTTTAATGCCCAAGAAACTGATACGCAATACTTTACAGCAGAAGTATCTTTCAAGTATACTATCTACTATATAACTGATATGAAAGGAAATCGACTATGAGTTTGAATTTGGAATCTTTGCAAGAAATGTGGGAAAAAGATTCTAAAATAGATATTGACAATCTTCATTTAGAATCTTTAAAAATTCCCATTCTTCACGCAAAATATCATGACTTATATAATAACACACTTTTGCTAAGAAAAAAATCCGAACAGACAAGAAAAGAAATAAATTTAGAAAGATACAAATACTATACTGGAAAATCTTCTGTTGAAGTTTATGCTGAAGAACCATTCCCATATAAGATAAGAGATAAAGAAACAATACAAAAATATATTGATGGTGACATTTCAATTTCAAATATAACTATGAAAATTGAATATTATAATGTTCTTCTTCAATACCTTGAAGGTATTATAAAAATGATAGAGAACAGAAGTTATCAAATTAAAAACTCTCTTGAGTATATGAGATTTCAGTCCGGTATGGGTTGATATATAGTTGAAGCAGCATGAAAAAATGTGACTGATATTAAAATACATAAAAAAAATGAGGTCTACATTAAATTAGAATGTGAACCTCATATTTTATATGAACTACAGGAGTATTTTACTTTTGAAGTTCCAAATGCCAAATTCATGCCACAAAAAAGAAGTAAATATTGGGACGGAACAATTCGCCTTTTATCAGTTCATACTGGAGAAATATATGTTGGACTGCTCGACAAAGTTGTTGAAAAAATAAAACTCCACAACTACACATACGAGTTTGTAAATAATAAGTATTATGGGTTACCCTTTGAAATAAATGAAAATATATCCTTAGAAGGAGTTAAGGATTATATGAATTCAATATGCTCATTTTCACCAAGAAGTTATCAGATTGAGTGTGTTTATGATGCGTTAAGGTATAATAGAAAACTTTTGATTAGTCCAACGGCTTCAGGAAAGTCTTTGATGATTTATTCTATTGTCAGATATTTTGAAGCAAAGGGACTTAGAACTTTAATTGTAGTTCCTACAACAAGTCTTGTAGAACAAATGGTAAGTGACTTTTCTGACTATGGTTGGAATGCTGAAGAATATTGCTACAAAATTTATGCTGGAAGAGAAAAGCAAAATGATTATCCGGTAACTGTTACAACTTGGCAGTCAATTTACAAATTAGAAAGAAGTTTTTTTGAAAACTATGACGTGGTAATTGGTGATGAGGCGCACCTTTTTAAAAGCAAGTCATTGATTAATATCATGTCAAAGTTACACAATACAAAATATAGATTTGGGTTTACAGGAACTCTTGATGGAACTCAAACACACAAATGGGTTCTTGAAGGTTTGTTTGGACCTTCATATAAAGTGACAAGAACTTCAGAATTGATGGAGAAAGGTATTATCTCATCTCTTGATATATTTTGCCTTTTATTAAAGCATGAAAGTAGAAAGTTTGAAACTTATGAAGATGAGGTTCAATATTTGATTGGTAATGATAAGAGAAATAAATTCATAAAAAACTTAGCATTGAATCTTAAGGGTAATACTTTAATCCTATTTTCAAGAGTTGAATCTCATGGTCAAATTATATACGATATGATAAATAATAGTGCGAAAGGCAGAAAAGTTTTCTTTATTCATGGTGGAGTAAATGTTGATGAAAGAGAAAGAATACGAGAGATAACTGAAAGAGAAAACAATGCGATCATTGTAGCATCTTATGGAACAATGAGTACAGGAGTAAATATTAAAAACTTACATAATGTTGTCTTCTCCTCTCCAAGCAAATCTAGAATCAGAAATTTACAAAGTATAGGAAGAGTTTTAAGAAAGTCAAAAAACAAATCTAAAGCTGTATTGTATGATTTATCTGATGATCTAACTTTCAAGTCATTGAAAAATTATACATTAAATCACTTTATAGAAAGAATCAAAACATACAACGAAGAAAACTTTAATTATGAAATAATACCAATCAATTTAAAGTAAGAATGCTAGAAGAAGAGTTTTATGCATCAATAAAGTTTAAAAATGGAGAAGAAGTCTTTTCAAAGGTATCTGTTTGTGATGAAGATAATCTTTTCTTATTATTGCTTCATCCACTAACAATTATTGAAGTTAAGGAAAGAAATAATTCGATAGGATTTAAAGTAGAACCTTGGTTAAAGACTTCTAGTGATGATACATTTATTGTTTATCTAAATGATATAATGACTATATCAGAATCTGATAACTCAGATATGATAATGGCTTACAAGTCTTATGTTAGACAAGTAACTAAAAACAAGAATGTTAATTCAAAGATAAATCGTAAAATGGGATATATTGGATCTATCAGTGAAGCTAAAGAGATGTTAGAAAAGATCTTTAAGAGTACTTAAAAGCTTTAAAGCTAAAGTTCCCTTCAACCCTGACAAAGATATTCTACTGGTAATTTGAATACTTGTCAACTTGCCAAATATTAAATAAGGTGGTATTATGTTTATACGATGATAGATAGATAAATGATTACCACGCACGTAATGACAAAAAGAAAAAGGTCAATTCACTATGTGAATAATAAAGAGTTTCTTTCTGCTTTGATCGACTACCGTAATGATGTTGAGGTGAGTTATATAAAAAAGTATGGAAGAGAGCCCACTAAAGATGATAGAGGAACTAGATGGGATACTAAACCACCAATTCCAAATTACATTGGAGATTGCTTTTTAAAGATCGCAACTCACCTATCATTCAAACCAAACTTTGTGAACTACATGTTTAAGGATGATATGATTTGTGACGGTATTGAGAATTGTGTTCAGTATATTCATAACTTTAACCCAGAAAAATCTCAGAACCCTTTTGCATACTTTACTCAAATTATTCACTACGCATTTTTGAGAAGAATCCAAAAGGAAAAGAAGCAGATTGAGATTAAGAATAAGATTTTGGAAAAGAGTGGTTATAGTGAAGTCTTCGAAGGTAGCATGATTGA